GGTCTCTCTGGCTACTCCTGCTTTACGAATGTCCTCTATGACCATTGCAGCGGTATTCGCTGGATGATCTGCGGCCAGTAGCGGTACTCGGCCAGGCTGATACAAGGCAGCGCCAAAGGTGGCGGCAGCTAGCATGTTCAGCACAACTTCTTTCTCTGAAAAGGACCCCTCTTGCATTGCGGTAACGGCACCTACCGCAGCGGCAGCCGTAGCACCGGCTGCTGCCCTGCCTGCTATACCTCTACCGAGAACGCCAGCAGGGGCAGTAACTGGCAAGGCGAAAAAGATCGGGTCCAGGAAAGAGACAGCCAGCCCCACTACGGGGTGATTGCCCATCACCTGATGTGCCATACGCTGATTCTGCACCTGCTGCAAGGCGTACTCAAACGATTGCTTGCCCTTGGCTACGTCGAGGATATAGCTCAGCTCATCCTCGGACAAACGCATGTCTAGATGCTTGAGGGCCTCTTTGACGTCCAGAGGCTCCTCATTCTCGAAGCTAGGGCGAGCCAATCGCCGCAGCACTCTCGAAGTTACCCATTGATCGACAGCAGCGCCAGCAGCCACCAGATAGCTAGGGTCTTCGGTAGCTGCTCGCCTCTCGCGGATAGCAGCGCTTTCCGCAAAGCCCATAGCGCCACGAAAGGTCTCTGTGCTAACCGGAACAGGTTGCTCAAGCTGAGCAGGGGCAGCAGCAGCCTGAGCTGCTTGCTGCGGAATCTCAGGGACCGCTACCGTCTCGGCACCATAGGCGGTATTGAAACGGTAGCGTTGTGCTTGAGACTGATTCTCAGTTTGCACTTCATTACTGTTACCGGGCAAAATTTCAGGGGTTTGCTCAGGCATATCAATCTCCAAGGGCTTGATCAATCAGGCGCAGGTAATGGTGCCTGCGAACCGTCTGTTTCGTCAGGTCATTGGTAGGACCGCTGAACACGTAGGCTGGCGTCATCTTGAAGTAGCGCTTGGCGCTCTCCTTATCCCCTGCTTGCATGGCCGAGAGGAAAGCGTTGTACGCTTGCCCTGCCTTTCCTTTCATGTTGTACCAGTTCAAGCCACTCTGATAGGCGATCTCAGCGAAAAGCTGGAACGCAGCGGGATTGGCCCTACCGATGGACAGGGCCATCTTGTAGCCAGAATTGGCAGCATCGTTGCTAGCTTGCATGAAGCTACGCTCAATGTCCTCAGGGCTAGCCTTACCATCTTTCAGCTCAGGGAAGTACGGAGTATGCGAGGCTACGCCTACGCCTACGACATGGATGGGCTTGCCATCCTTGTCCTTGGCACCAGAGAGGTCTGGATAGGCAGTACCGCGAACACCCTCATGCTTGATGAGGTTACGGCGGAACTCGTACATCCATTGCTCAGGCACGCCAGCGGTATTCTTCCCATTCACGCGGATTGCTCCGCCAGTGTCAGGAATAGACACCAGCTTGCCCTCACCATGCACCTCATCGGCTTTCTTGATGCGTTGCTGCACCAATTCATCCACTTTACTGCGGATAGCCTCAGGCTCAACCCAAGTGCCAGCACCGACAGGGACGCCAGCTTTATCCACTTCCTGGGCGTACAGCCTGCCATTGGTAAAGAGGAATCGCCAGGCGCTATCCTTTTTCGTAGGCTTGTACATTTCCTCAAGGGCTTTAGGCACGAGGCTTACCAGGGCAGAGGGGACGCCCAAGGTTTGCTCTACCGTAGCGCCCTTAGGCAATACAACAGGGCCGTACTTGGTCTCGATGGTGCGGGCCAGTACATTCGCTCTAGCAGCCGCTAGAGCATCCTCTGAGCTAAGCTCTGGATGCGCAGTGATGATGCTATTTACTTCTTCGCGCAAGCCTTCACGCACGATCTGAGAGTACCAAGTGGAATTGACATCAGCAGCAAACGGGTCGAACGCACGTAGCTTCAGCTCTTGCTGAGCTTGTTCGCTGAACGGGCTACGCAAATACAGGCCAATGGTGCTGAAGATACCTCTCGGTTCTATGGTATCTACATAGTTATTCAGCTCCTGAGCTTTCGCAGCGCTCTGAGCTACACGGATAGCAGCAGGGGTCTGCTGTTCCTTAGCCTCAAGATCAAGCGCACGCTGGCGAGCGTATTCGAGCGTATTCCCCTCTTGCATCAGGCTTAGGATTCGCTGAGTAAATACGCGGTCTCGCTCAGGCAAGGCAGAGAGCAGCTCAGCTTGTACATGCGTATTCCCAGTGTTCTTCGCTGTTTGCAGCACGTTGTTCAGTGTCTGGAACATTTCTACATGCTGCGGCAGCATCTTGAAGTCGGGGCTACGCATCTGCTGCAAGGCAACAGAGGCGATCTCACCAGCTTCGCGCAGAGCGCCAGGAGAGCCAGCAAGCGCTGCTTGGCTCCACACAATGAACTGTTGCTCTGGCGTAAGCCCTAGCTTGAGCATGATCTGCTTAGTCGCTCTGCGACCGTCGTCTAAAGTCATTCCAAGAGACGAAAGGCCCCTGATGTCTCCTTGTAGATAAGCGCGAGCTGCATCGCTATTGCGCTCAGATTCATAGCGTTTCTCAAGGAACGTCTTGATGATGCTGGCCCTACGCTCACCGCTGATTACGCCGTTCTGCACCATAGGATTCAGGAACGATAGCAGCTCGTCAAACGTTCCTTGGTACTGGCCAGAATCAATTTGAGCTTGCAAGACAGCAAGCTGGTTCATGCGGTACAGATTCCGCATGTCAGAGGTGCGCCGCATGGCCTCGCGGTACTGTCCAGCCAGCTTGTTCTGCTCTTGCAGAGGCAGGCGAGACAGCACGCTGCCCTTATCTTCTTCCCCAGTGATGGAATTGGCAGCCAGGTAGTCGTACAGCGCTACTTGGTCCTGTTGCAAGGCGAGCTGGATGCTCTCCGCCACTAGCTTTTGCTTGACTTCATCAGGCAGGCTTGGGTCTTTCCAGATGCTGCCAATGATTTGCACAGCAGTACTGCGCAGTTGCGTAGTGTAGTCATCCAGCGTAGCATCGCCAGCCCCTACGCGGTCTTGCAGTTGCTTGAGCGCAGAAATGCTAGTACCGACTACACCTTGGATAGCTTGCACCTTTTGCTCAACAATGTACTTGGCATGCTCAGTGGTGTAGCGCCGGATAGCGGTTTGCTCGATAGTAGCAAGCTGGCCGGTAACAGAAGCCCTAGCCTCTCGGCTCATGCTTTGCAGCAGCGGCATGACTTGCTCACGCTGCTTTGCGAGGTAGTCTTGAAGCTCCTCAGGGCTTCGCTTACGCAGCTCAGGCAAGTCCTCAAGAAACTTCGCTTGGATTTGGGCAAGGCTGAGCTTGCCTAGGGTGTCTCGATACCCTGCTACAGTCCAATCCTTGGTGAGCGGTTCAGTGTTCAGTTCTTCTTCGCTCTTGGCGATACCGGCTTGAGCAGCCCCTTCGAGATAGGCTTGGGCAAATTCAAGCTCAGCAGCCTTGTTAGCGATCTTGGCCCCTTGACCAAGCAGGTTAGCCAGCAGGGAATCTCTCCAAGACGGGTCTCCAGTAATCACAGGGGCTGGACGCATCACTGGAGATTGCACTTGCACCTGCTGCATGTTCGTGCCAGGCACCTTGATCTCGGCAGGGGTGTAGCCGCTGCTTTGGTAAGAGCGGGTAGGCAGGTTTCCATTGTTCGGGGTTGCAGGCATGTTCAGCTCCTCAGAAACTGAAGTTCAAGGGCGGACGCAATCCGCTACCAAGCGTAATGCTGGAAGCGGGCTGTGCTGGCGCAGGGCCAAGCCCCAGTTTCATCTTGTTCATGAGATAGGTGCCACCTGCTTGCATGGCACCAGCAAACAGGCTTTGCGTGAGCAGACCAGCCGTGCTAGGACCAGTGTATTTGTACTGGCGCATTGCAGGGGCGCTCTGCTCCGTGTTCAGGGTTTGCATAGCCAGCTCGTAGTTGTACTGCTCGATAGCTTTCTCGTAAGCATCTTGATTCGCAGCCAGCGCAGCATCTGTCCGCATCTGAATATCCGAGAGGATGGAATCTACGCTAGCGCCGATGCTTCCTGTGCTAGCAGCAGCTAGCCTAGCTTGACCAGCCTGGGCCAAGCCTGCCGTGCGAATATCTGCACCGTACTGCGCACGCTGCATCTTCTGCTGGCCTAGCTGCATCTGCAAGAACGCAGCGTTGTAGGCGTTGCGAATCATGGTGTTCAGGCTCTGGCGCTGAATCTGCTCGCTTTCCCACTGCGCTTGCAGGGCCATCTGCTTCATGGCGCTATTCTTCGCAGCCATTCCACTCAGGAAATTGCTGCCAGCAGTAAGCGCTGCACTCAAAAGTAGGGCGCTCATTGCGTTCTCCTTATGACAAAAGTCGAAAATCCCCGTAAAGGCCCCTAGAAGGCCCTAGGAGCCGTTTTATGGGCTTGCACGTAGGGTAATATACCCTAGGCCCTAAAAACGGCTCTACGGCCTTTCTATGAGGTCGATTTTCGCTCAGAGGGCCTCTGGATTACCTACGACGGTACTTGGGCTGCCAGCGAGATAGGAACTCCACAGAGACGCAGTTCAGCTCCTGGGCACTCTCAGTGAAAATCTCGCAGCTACTGCTACGCATCTCGGTACGGCAAGGGACCTGCTGCAAGCTGTGCGAGCTGTACAGGGCTTTGCCAATGTCGATCTCGGGGTTGTCGAACGTAATCGTGGGAATCAGCAGCTCGTCCTCAGGCGTAAATTGGTCCTTGATGCGAGCGCGGAATCTTCCAGTGTTTCGAGTACCCACTTGCAAGCGCAGCAAGGTAGCCTTGCCAGAATGCACAGTGCTCTCGTTCTGGTCCTTGATCACAGGCGGGGTAAGCACGAATCCGCTGTAAAACGGAATCCCGATGCAGATAGGACCATCAGGCTGATTCGAGGCAAGCTTGAACCTACCCCCACCGAGGTGCGTAGCCCCTACGTCCTCCCCTTGCAAATCCCCTGAGCCTCGCACAAGGCGGACCTTATCGAAGAAGTCAGGCGAGAACTCTAGCAGCAAGTTCCCAAATACAGAGCCAGCGAGATTTACCTCGGCATTCTGAGCATTCGCGGTAAAGTAAATGTCCAGATATGGCCGTACATTCCCATCAGCTTGCACAGCAGATGCCCTGGGGTCGATGCTGCAATACAGCAGCCTACCGTTTTTCAGGAACAGCACAAAGAGCAGGTCCTGTGCGAAATACACCGTGGCTATGTCGTACTCAAAGGTCCATTGGTGCCAGGCTTGCTGAGCCTTGGTATCGCCATCCCAGTAGTACTCATGCACGTACAGGCTGCGGTTATCCTCTGTGCTGAGGAATACAGCGACGTTCGCAACGCTACTGGATACGGCAGCTCTGCACCGGCCAGGCATGTAGCGAGGTAGGTGCGGGGTGCTATCCAGTGAGATGTACTGCGAATCCGTGTAGCTGCTTGGCAGCATTTCCATAAAGCCGAAGAAATCTTCACTGCGCGGAGTGGGGTACAGGAGAGTACGGCCAATGCTGATTGGGCAGCACGTGGTATCCGTATCGTATGTCGAGGTAAGCACGACAGTGGCCGTGCTAGAGGTGATAGCGGTGTTACCGCTAGGGATGACGGCTTGATACGCTTGGCTAAAGAGTATCAGGTCCTTATTGAAAGGCACCGCCCACTCATAGGCGGCAGAGGTATTCATACCGCTACCAATCTCGATAGCGTCAGAGGGTACGACAGTCGTTACCGTGCTGCGGAAGAATCGGCGAGGCTGATTGCTCTCCGAGAGCGAGACCATAGGGCCAGAGAGCAGCACCAGCCGTCCTTGATAGCTGGATATTCCAGTGATGCCGTACTGCATCCACTCGTGCAGTGGGTTGTTTTCATCATCGCCAGCCTTGCGGCCCTCAAACGGGGAATTGTCAATGGCCCAAGCACTGCCATTCCAGTACAAGCTAATCGGGCAGTTCGTGATGCTCGTAGGCGAGCCATAGGCCCCTGTTTCTTCCCACTCCGTGGTGGCAGAATTGTAGCGATAGTACTGCGCAGACCTACCAGTACCGACACGGCAGATATAGCCATTTGCTTGCACAGGTAATCTGCTGGGAAGAAAGCCAATGTTCGTAACAGAGCTGTTCTTCGATACTACGATGTAGCTAGTCCCGATGGGGCTATTCACTGTCAGGCCATTGCTGCTCGTGAGATAAACGAAAGCCCCCTCTCTGGCTATGACCAGATCGGGAGTGTTCTGTCTTGTCAATCCCTCTACTAGTTTCTGAGCAATGTACTCAGGCGTAGCGAGAGAGGCATCATCAGTCCCTGTGCCGCTTGGCGTAGTGTAGCTAGAGGAGTAGCTCTGTGTCCCATTATTCACCGCAATGGTGATGCTGTAGGTTTTGCTAAAAGCCCCAGAGACGATATAGAAGAATCCAGCATTATTCGGGTCGATTCCAGAGGAATCATGCTGCATCTCGGGAATCTTCTCACGGTTCAGGATGAAGAGCTCATTGCCTACGGTAGCCACGCGAATGTTGTTTGCGTTCTGCGCAGTGCAGTAGCCCCCAGTGTCGAGCTGAGCCTCTTCTTCCAGGCGCTCATTCAGCACCTTGATAACGCCTGCCTTGGTGCAGATAACTACATGCACCCTAGTCCCTGCAATATCCGTGAAGAACGCTCTGATGCTGGTGCAATCAGCGCTAGGCATCTGCATGGTCTTTCTAAGCTGAGCGCCAGGGCGTCTGCGCAAATTCGTTACTGGGTCGCTCAGCATATTCACTTGTGCGGAGAGCTGGCCAGGTAGCCGTTCCTCAGGGATTTGCTGCGAGACACCTTGCAAAAGGGATTTGTATGCGCTTTCATAAGTCGGCATAGTCTGCTCCTTAGCTCAGCGCAGCCCCTTAGCTACGCAAAGCCCTTTGAATTTTCTTCCAGGTCTTGGTGTTCTTGGTGCTATACCGCATCTGCTGAAGATGCTCTTGCATGAGCTGATTGTAAGCAGCATTAGCCATCGCTTGCCAGACTTGCAGCTCTTGCGTAACGCCGATGTCCGTGCTGATAGCCTCGATGCTAGCGGTGTTCAACACGTAGTCCGCAGCGGATTCTTGTAGCGCATCAAATGGCAAATCATGCACCACAACGCCAGAGACCGGCGTATCGAACTTGTAGGTCAGGGTCTTGGTGTTGTAGAGCTGCTGCCCTCGCACTACAGCGGGATACTCGGGGTCTGGAATGAACTTCAGAGTATTCGCACCAATGTCGATCACCCCATCAGAATTGGGATAGGCGGTATAGCGATAGGTGTTGAACCACCATCCCTGCATCAATAGCTGCTTACGCACTCGGTCGAAGATTGGCAGCAGCACAGCCAGCGTAGGGTGCTTTACCTCTGTGCTAGTAACCGGCCTCTCACCGAGCCTTGGCAGCACCATGTTGATAGCGTCCAGAAGTCTCATAATCCCCTCTTTATGTAAATGTCATCAAAAAGGG